TACATGAACCCGATAGAATATTGGGGTACTATGGTTGACTTTGCCGCGCACAAAAACAAGTTGTGGAACGAGATAATAGAGTTAAGCCCCTACATGAAACACCGCAGTATGAACATGATGGTTGAACTCATTAAGCAACAGGCGCAGAATACGTTTGACCGCAAGGCGGGCGCGATTGACAAATTTAACAAACAGGGGCTAAAAGGGCTTGAGTTGGTAGACCGGATGTGCGTAGCCCCCGGCTGGTTAGCGTTATTCAGAAAAGAAAAAAACAGGTTGACGAATGACCCGGCAAATGCTAATATGAGCGAGAAGGATATACGTGTAAAAGCAGCCCAATATGCAGACGACATTACCTCACTAACCCAGCCGTCCTCTGATACTATTGACCTACCCAAATTATTTAAAGGCAATAACGAATTCGCTAAAGCCTACCTTCAATTTACACAGAGCCTTAGTATGATATGGCAGAACATAAGGTACGATATGCCGCAGATGATTCGCGACCGTAGAGGCTGGAATGCCGCCGGAACTATAATCGGTTACACACTCGCTGGAATAATGCTAGGTGCAATTACCGCAGGCTTTGACGATGACGACGATGAAGCTATGAAGATGAAAAAACTGGCATGGTGGGCGACTACGCAATTCACGGATGCATTCCCAATACTAGGGCATGAAGCAACACTTTTTGCGGAACTTCTCTTGACGGGAAAAACGCAATACTCAAGCGGGTTAAATTTACTTCCAACCCTGACAAAAGGGTTTAATGCCGGGCAGACGGCGGTAAAAGGATTACAGCAAGGCGATTTTGAAAAACTCTTAAAAGCCGCGGCGCAGGCAGCCGAAGCCGCAGGCATCGCAAAGGGATTGCCGGTTTCGGGCGTTAAAGAGCTGGAAGCATTGCTTGGTATCGGTGACGGAGATGAGGAACCGGATATAAACCTTGAAGCTCTGTTAGGAAGGAGGTAGCGTGTAGATAACATTATACTTGATTTGCTAAAAAGTGTAGATACAAAGGTTGATCGCATATCGCAGGACATAGCGGACATGAGGATAACAGACGTAGAACAAGCAAATAAGCTAAACAACCTTGAAGAAAAGTTTGGACTCCTTGCCAATAAGACTGGCGACATTGACGACAGGCTAAAAAAAATCGAAGGCGAATTTACAGCCAAAAAAGATATAAACACCTTATTTGATAAGGTTAGAAAGCTGGAAGAAACCCCAAATATAAAAACGCTTTCCAGATTGGATTTTATTAAAAAGGCTGTAATAGCCGGAATTGCTGTTTTAATAACCGGAGCAATTGTGAGCGTTGGTACCATAGTTTGGAAACTCGTAATTAACCTTGATACTATCATCGAGGCAATTGAGAAATTAAGACAGGGAGGCAGCGTGTAGTATTCAATCAAAATTCCCAAGAGATTTATAACCTCACAAGCCCTCACACAAACGAGTTTGTAATCCCATTCGCGTATAACAAAAAAGAACACATACACTGTTGCTGGCAGCGCATGACAACAGAGTCGCTGCCCTATGAAGAAAAACATTGGCTGCAATACGGAACAGACTATACGGTAACAGACCCCGGTTTTCAGAATACTGGCGGTATGCTTACCCTTCTTAAAACTATACCGGGTGTAGCGGAGCAGCTTGTAATCAGGCGTGTTACGCAAAGAACCCAAGAAATAGATTTGCATAATGGAGCAAAGCTACCAGCCGAACTTATAGAAAGCATGAGCGACAAAGCAACGATGCAAATTCAAGAACTTGCAGAACAATCTCTTACAAAAGATGACAGGAATAAAATTCTGCAAGCAATGAGTGAAGCCCTTGCAGAAGCAACAACAGCAGTATACGAAACTCTTAGTAGAGATTTACAGACAGCAATTGACACGGAAGCCGTAGAGCGTATTAACCGCGACATAGAACTTACAGAATTATGTCAGGACATACAGCAGGAAATCGGCACATTGCAAACAAAGAATAACGAGTTCCATTATTTGGCTGAATACCTAATATTACTTGTGGAATCAAAATTTGGTCCGCTTAGTGGGGCGATCCCATTAATAACAGCAATAGGCGGAGATTATCTTGTCACCGAAAACGACGACTTTTTGATCGTCGCATTAAATATTCAAGGAGAATAAAATGGAAAACGCAAAAACAATCGGACAGCTATTTAACGCAGCCCCGGTATCGGATAATGATTTTATCCCAATTAATCAACCAAATGCGATTAACCCGATAACGCATCAACCGGGCGATACACGCAAGGTAACGGTTAAACAAATTACTGATTATGCTGCAACAAGAGTAATTACTGGAAGCATACCCTCTCCGTACTTGATTGCATTAAACCGCCAGTTTTTGCAAATAAAAGAAGGAACTGAACTAAAGCTCACGGTCAACGGTTTGAGCCGTTTTTATAAGGCAAACAGCGATATAACATTAAGTATCAGCGCCATACTGGACACCGGAATAATAACTAACGGCAAAGATTATTATTTATTCCTTGTACCTGATAATGATACCGTGAAATTTACATTGTCTCAAAACAAGATAGCGCCAAATGGATTTACCGCAGGTGTAGTAAAACTCATTGGCGGCTTTCATACCTTGTGCGCCGATGCGGGATCGGGTATGACCTACGACGAAGGCGGCGTAACCAAAAACCACCCGCTGAATGGGTACACTGCGGGGGATATACTGCCGCAATCTGTATGGTGTCTTAATCACCGGCCCTACAGCGAGCCGGAAGGTATGTTTTATGTTTCCAGCCTTGATTTTTGGTGCGATATTTATTTGCAATCTGGCAGTGGCGCGAATACAAAATCTGTTTACCAAGGCGCGATAACACGCAACCGCCAGTACGTTGACTTTGTGGAAGATCTAATCTGCGTAAAAAAAGAACTGCTTGACGACGGTGAATTCGCGGCGGCAATGATGGGTAGCAACGAAATGTCTGTGGTTGCCGGAGCTAGCCAAGCCGGAGCAACAACCGGAGGAGCTGGTGGTCGCGTGGATACTAATGGCCGCAGAATGCTGTCTATATACGGCGCAGAAGAAGGCTGCGGCTCTTCATGGCAGTTTTTAAGAACAACGTCCGCAGGTGGGTACGAAGGTTCCATGGTTGGACAAATATCACCCAATGATGGGGTTTCTCCACTAACTCAAGGTCAATTCTGGTCTGCTAATGCAAGAACGGTTTCCGACTCACAAGGGAATTTAATTTTAAACCCCGCACCGCAATCAGGAGGTAAGGGCTCGTTTTACTACATGTGTGCTGCCCTGCTGGCGGGGGGCGTTTGGAGCGCTGGTGCGTATTGCGGTTCGCGGGCGCGGGTTGCGAGTGCTGCGCGGTCGCGCGCGTCTTCGGGCTGCGGTGGGCGGGGGCGGAGCCGTGCGCTACACGGGTAATGGCTTATTAAGCGTTATGCGCTTTTTAGGGGGTGTTGTGTTTAATCCCTGCTGGCAGGAGGCAATTGGAACAATAGTGCGTATTGCAGTTCGCAGGCACGGAATGCGAATAATGCGCGGTCGCACGCGAATTCGAGCAACGGTAGGCAGGAGCGGATACGTGGACGGTAAGCCAACTCCACGGCTGAACGCAACACCTTGTCGCTTAGCGGCAAAACACACAACGGAGGGACTGTGCCGTTAGTAGGGCAACCGAAAGCGGCACAGTTTTTTAAAAGGAAAAATGCGAAGGCACGGAAACTTATGGGAACAAATCGTCTCACAGGAAAACATCAAAGCGGCCTACAAAAACGCAATTAAGGGCAAGTCAAAGATGAGAAGTATAATAAAATTTAACAAAGACATTGAAGGAAACCTTGCCAAGATAAAAAACCTGCTTGAACAAAAAATTTTTACCACATCGAAATATCACGAGAAAATAGTTTATGAGCCGAAGCAGCGGACAATATATGTGCTGCCTTTTGCGCCGGATCGTATCGTGCAGCACGCGCTGATGCATGTTGTGCAACCTATCTGGGACAAGCTCTTTATTAATGATTCTTTTGCTTGCAGGATAGACAAAGGTGGTCACGCAGGCAGCACGAGGGCAATGGAATTTGTTAGGCGAAACAAATATGTCCTTAAATGCGACATATCGAAATTTTACCCTTCGGTGGATCAGGAAATACTTTTCAGAATAGTTAAGAAAAAAATAAAATGCCCCGATACTTTGTGGCTGATAGATGACATTATCCACTCCTTCCCCGGCGGAAAAAACGTGCCTATCGGAAATTATACTAGCCAGTGGTTTGGCAACCTATACCTTAATGAGCTTGACCAGTATGTTAGAACAAATTTACAGGCGCGGTTCGGGCATATCGACTATATCAGATACTGCGATGATTTTTGCCTTTTCCATAACGATAAGAAGATTCTCCATGAATGCGCCATGCTAATAAAAATATTTTTAGCTGAAAAACTATTGTTAAGATTCAGTAAGTGCAATGTTTTTCCTGTATCTCACGGCGTAGATTTTCTTGGCTACCGGCATTTTGATAATTACATTTTGCTCCGCAAGAGCACGGCAAAGCGGACGCGCCGCCGCTTGGAGCGGCTGCCAAAACAGTACGCAGCAGGGCTTATAACGACTGAACAGTACCGCTCCTCGGTCGGCTCGACGTGGGGCTGGTTAAAACACGCCAATACCCACAATTTAATGGTTGCCTTGAAATATGAGGAACTGAAAAAGGAAGTTAAGAATCTAGCATGAACAAGTTTGCTGATTTTGCTGACACGTCGCAATCTCCTATAATGGACGGTAAAAAAGTTCCTTTAACCGACATTCTTGATAAAGAAATAGTTGTGTTAAATTACCGGGTCAAAAACACTAAATACACAGACGCTAAAAACCCGGAGTGTTTGACGGTTCAATTTTCTTTTAACGAGGCAGACAATCACTGCGTATTTTTTTCCGGCTCAAGCGTGCTTATGGGGCAGCTTGAACGGTATAAAGATAAACTGCCATTCTCGACAGTCATAAAGCGGGTTGGCAAGTATTTTACATTTTCTTAGGAGGAAAACATGGTTTACTTGGTAAAAGACAATGGGATGGTGCGGGCGTTTTATTCTGCGAACGAAATGACTGCGGGGGGATTTGCAGCAGCCGATTTAACGGTAACGGATGAGGAATTCAACGGGAGTGGCTGCTATGCGCGTATTGTTGACGATGTAATTATCGTCGGCAAGACGGAGGATGAGATCGCCGCTGAAGAAAAGCAGGGGCAGATCGCGGAGATAGAAGCGCAGCTTGACGCGCTTGACAAGGAATACCTTACCCCGCGAATTCTTGCCGGTATAGCGCAAGGCGACAGTTACTCTATCGAAAAAGCACAAATACACGAGCAGCTCGCAATTCCCTTGAGGGCGGCATGGAAAGAGCTTAAAGGTATTGATGCCCAGTCAGCTTGATGGCAAGAGCGAAGAAAAAACTTCGCGCAGGGTTTCACGTATTTTATCCCGATCTCCGGGCATGAGATGATTTGAATACCGATCAAGCATAGGGATTGTTTTATGCCCTGTTTGGGATTGCAATAACTTATCATCAAGTTTGTTTCGCATATAGGTTGTAAAGAAGTGCCGCCAACCGTGAAAAGAAAAACCATGTGCGGCGGTTTCGCTTAAACCAGATGCCTTTAGAGAAGCCCGCAGACCATGAAGAAATAGACACTTTTCCATTGGTTTATTTCCAGAGAGGCTTGCCCAAAAGACATACGAGTCATTACTAACGCCATGGGGATTAAGTGATGCAATATATTTTAAGGACTGTAGAACAGAAGGAAACGGCAATTCGACAACGCGTTCTGTGTTGTTTTTTGTCGGTTTTAGTTTATCGGTACGGTTCCATGAATGCCGAACCATAAGGCAGTCTTCGCCAAGATCGCCGACACGGAGGCCCTGCAACTCACCGGCGCGAAGTCCAGTAACCATAGCCGTCATATTGGCAACCTTAGCCCTTTCATCCGTCCATTCCTGAGCAAAAACAGATGCCGCGAGCCGTGGAGTAAGAATTAGTCGTTCAGTAGATTTACTGGAAAATAGTATAATGCCCCGCGTAACATCCTGTCCTATTTTTCCCTTGCGATATGCCCACCGTAGCGGAATTGTACCGGCTTTGATAATACCGTTCTTACGAATATTGGAGAGAGGCAACAAGTCAGGTTTTTTTCCATGTCGAACCTCGGACAGGTGGGTGATGAAGCATTCAATATCCTGAGAAGAAATTTCTCCCAGCAACTTAGTCGGAAAAAAGGGAACCCAATGTTTTTTTATCACGCCGAGCGTCTGCCGGACATAGTTACGGTGGATAGAATGTTCGGCGCGGAGTTTTTCGCGAATGTAGGGAGAGCGATCAAAATCCCAGAATTCCTCTAGGAAATCGGCAAAACGAGCAGCGCCAACATCGCCTGCAAAGACGCAGGATAAAACAAGACCTTTGCGCTTTAACTCGCTGATAATGAACTCGGCATCGGGCAAGGATATTTCAGAATGTTGGATTGTATTGCGAAGAGAAAGGGCTTTAAGATCGAGCGAACCGCCCTTGTGGGGAACACCTTCGCGGAACCAGACCCAAGCCTGACGAACGGCATCAGCTTCTTTGGTTTTTTTTGTACTGATTGCAGGAAGATA